CGAGAAATGAAGTCTTTGGGCATTGATCCAAGGTCGCCAATATATGCAGATTCAGCAGAACCAAAAACGATTGAGGAAATTAGGCGTTCAGGCTTCAATATTCAGCCAACGGTCAAAGGTGCTGATTCGATTACCTTTGGGATTACTATATTGCAAGAGCAGAATATCTTAATTACAAGTAGTTCAGTCAATCTGATTAAAGAGTTTAGGAACTATACATGGGATAAGGATAAGACTGGTGCGAAACTTAATAAGCCCATTGATGACTGGAACCACGGGATTGATGCGACTAGGTACTTTGCTATGATGGCCTTGAAAAAGAAGTCAGAATCCTTTGTTTTGGTTAATGGCAAAATAATTAGGTAATTTACAGGTATGAAACTATTCTCCGCATTCAAGACGGTTAAAAAGAAAGAACTTGGCTTACCCGCTGGTGTTCAATGGAGCTACGTAAACGGGATTTTCATTCCATACGACAACCTTGACAGCATATTCGTTACCAAAGCCTTTAAATCAATTCCGATAGTTCAAAGCCTAGTTTCTAAAATAGCTGAAAAGGCTGCCGATGCCACGCCTCAGGTAATGAGGATCAAAGACAAAAGAGCGGCCGCAAAGTACTATTCACAAGTCAAGTATCTAAAATCCAAGGCTCAGGCGTTTGAATTAGCACAATTAAGAGTTAAGGCATTTGAGCAGGTCGATAACCATCCTTTTTTAGCCTTAATGGATGCCCCTAACCCGATCATGTCAGGCAGGGAATTAAGGGAGGCTAGTTTCGCTTATTGCCTTATTACTGGGAACGCTATCGAATACGCTGCTAGCCCCGGAAGCGGTCAAAGAGCTAAAGAACCTGTTGAGATATGGTCAGTGCCTAGCCCTTGCGTTAAACCTGTAATGTCAGGAAATAGACGTGACCCGATTGAAGGATATGCGATTACCTATGCTTATAATCGAACAATACCGAAAAGTCAAATTACCCATTTCAAGTACTTCAATCCGGTAGGTGAAGATCAGGGATATGAAAACAGCTTTTGGGGCTTCAGTCCATTAGGATCGGCTAGAAATCAGATTAGTCAAAAGAGATATGCGGATTTAGCCCAAGGTAATTTATTTGCCAATATGGGCCCTGCTGGAATTATATCTGGTAACGCCCCTAGAGGATCGGTAGCTGCTACTGAGTTGACTCCTGAACAGGCGGTGGCCATCAACGACGACTTTGTTCAGAACCATACGGGAGCGCACAAGGCGGGATCAATCATTATTACTCCTGCTGACGTCAAGTGGGTTCAGATCGGTCTTAGCCCTGTCGATCTTCAAATCTTGGAGTTTAATAAGGACTTAGAAAGACAGATAGCTAATATTTACGGCTACCCTAGTCAGTTACTAAATCCAGACGGAACTCTTGCTAACTCCGATTCAGGCGATGTAAGGGTAATTACCAATTGCGTATTACCTCTTTTGAGGAAGTTCGATGATATTCGGACAATGAAGCTCAGGGAATGGTATGGCGATGACTCGCTTGTTTATATGTCCGATACCGATGTTTATCCAGAGTTGGAAGCAGATAAAAAGGAATTGGTGGCTTGGATGCGACAGGCTGGGGTATTCAGTCAGAGCGAGATTAGACAGGCATTGGGTTACGGCGTAGAAGTCAATCCAGATGAGGTCTTAATTCCATCGGGTTATATCAGGCTATCAGATTTGGGATTAAGCGAGTTGGAAATGGAGCCAATTCAGGAATAATTGCTATATTTGAATACCACATTTAAATCTACCGACTAGGTTTCCTTTACGGACATTCAAGTCAGCAAGCCCGAAAATAAATTCGGGCTTTTTGTTTGCTTAGTAATTAGGATTTGTTTAGGTTTGTTTTGTCGGTTGGGTAGTGAAGACACGGGATTAGCTCTAGCCTTAACAGGTTGCTATTTGACCGACAAAATAAGGGAATGGCGGAAATGGAACGCTCCAGACGGCAAATCTGGCACATTTGGGTTCGAGTCCCAATCCCTTACTCGTTGGTTTGCTTATGGGTAACTGCAAACATCTGGCCTGTCTGTCGTGGAGTCTCCCCTGACAGGAAATAAATGGAGACCTTACCCCATATGACAGCTCGGAAAGACGGGCAACTTTGGGAGTAATGCACGAATTGGTTAGGCGCTAGACTGTAAATCTGGTAATCCGCATGGATAGGAGGTTCGAATCCTTCTGCTCCCACAATAGTTCTTTGCATTTGAAGCTAATTCAAGACAGGGGTTCGACTCCCCTCAGCTCCACATAGCCAAAGGTAGTTAGGTAATAGTCTTTTGACTTAGCGCAAACCTACCTGTTCATTAATGGGGCCGACTGGTTTTGATTGGATTGAGTGTGTAGGGTGCGTCCAATGAGGACTATTTCGATAAACGGCAAAACCGTTTCAATGTCTTTCGCAGGTGCTAGAGTAGCTGCATAAGAGGTCAAGCCCCGAACCAAATCGGGGCAACTTTTCAGAACTTAAACTAAAACAGATATGAGTAAAACATCAATTATTTTCTTTGTGCTAGCAATAGCTTCATTAGTTCTAGCAATAGTGTCAGGACTGGATAATGATTCTAACGGAATTATTACTGGGTTAATTGGCATTTACGGAAACCTGATTTTAGCAAAACTTCATAAAAAAGACTAAAACAGGTATGAACGTATTCACAGGATCACAGGCGGCTGAAATGTACGATAAAGGCACATTTCCAAACAAATCAATAGGGGTATTCGAGCTTTTCACTTGCTGGGGCTATTGGATCAATTATAACGGCATATTCGATACGGATATTGCAGACAGTGAAGAAGAAGCATTCAGAAAGGCTAAATTGAATTTGTTATGAAGTATTTTAAATTTATTGGAGATTCCAAGCATGTGCCATTCAAAGAGGGCAAGATTTACAAAGGGTCCTTTGAAGCTGAAGGCTGGGCTAAAGTTTCAAGGCTTGCAAAAGTAAATCCTTGTGATTGGGATCGAGTTAAAAACCCCAAAAAGACCCTATCCGAAAAGATCGAAAAGCTAAAGAAGCAAGCGGAAAAGCAGGTTTTGAAATGCGAGGTTGTTTTGTCTAATCCTACCTTCTCAGCTATCAATACCAAGGATGAATGGGATTTTATCGAATTAACTGAAGATGGGGCTAACTTTAAGAAAGGTCAAATATTTAAAGTTTTAGATTCTCATTTTTCCCAATTCTTAGGATATGGGACTTCTTATAAAATTATACAAACAAAAGAACATGGGATTTGGGTAAATCACTTAATGATTAAACCCTCAACCGAACAATCATACGTTGAGCAGCTGAAAAAAGAGGCTTTTGATAGGTTTGGGGAGATTAAGGAGGGGGATAGGTTTGATAGATCGAGCATGAATTTTGATATTCCTCAAGGTATTGATAAGATTTACGGAGAAATTAATTCTTACCAATACAATAAAGAGAAAGATATGTTATTTGTTGGTGACTTATGCCTTTACAAACAAGGCAAATGGGCTACCCGAGTGAAGGAAAGGGTTGAGGGGAGTTACGTAAAATACCATATCCTTTGGCCTAATGATGACGGAGCGACTTTAGGATATAGCTTTTCTGGTTTTGCAGATAAACACGGTTCGCTTCCAATAGAAAAACTAGATGATGCTGGAAAATTCCTAGCCTCCCAGCTCGAAGCCTATCTGAACCGATGAAAAAGTATTTCGATAAGCAGTATTTCATATCACTTGCAATAATGTCTGTGATTACATTTTGCGCATGTGAATTTTGGCAAATAATTGTGCAAGGAGACAGTATTTGGTTTTCAATAATTTACACTGCAATTATGGCTCCTTTAGGTGCTTTTATGGTAAGAGTTACATCAGAGTAAAAGTCGCCAATCACCAATCCAAGCCGTTGCAAATCGTAACGGCTTTTTTTATACCTTTGGGTATGGACATATCACTAGCCATCCAGTCAGGTTACTTCCAAGCCTTGAATCCTGAAATAGGAATACCGATTTACAATGCTTTTGCAGTGCCTGAATCGGCTACCTATCCTTATGTGATTATTGCTTCGATTGATCCAGTTGAGGAATTAGATTCTAAGTGCAAATCATTTGACGTAACTGTTACTTTGGATATTGTGACGGGGTTCCTAAGTCAAACGGGATCAACTCAGGCGTTTAACATATCGGAAGACATTGAGGCTATTATCAATCCAAGTAATAGAACTCAGATAGATATTACTTCAATGGGGTGGCAGATAGGGCAGACTAGATCAGGTTCAACTGGAAATCAATTCTATTCTGGAACTCATTACATTTACCGGGTTATTAAGACGTTCACGCATAAGGTGTGGCTGATAGGTTTGGATAGTTAATTTATTCGATTTATATTTGATTCAATAAACCACTAGAGAATATGGCAACGTTTATCACAGGCGAAAATTTTGGTATTTCAGTAAAGGTTGGGGGAGATTGGAAACTTGCAGTCTGCACGAATTCTATCACGGTTGACCGATCAAGGGCTTCCATTGAGATTCAAAACAACTGTACCGGAGGAGCCATCGAAAAGCTTGCAACTACTCAGAATAACTCCATTTCGTTTGAGGGAGACATTTCAACCGATCCTGGAGTTAACGAAATCGGAGTAACTGGATTGAACGAAATGTTTAACGATGCGACCGTTTCCGAGTGGAAAGTTGAGAATGAAGATTCTAGCATCGTTTACTACGCTGAAAAGGCATTCTTGGAGACCTTTGCTAATACATTCCCTACAGGTGATAAGGCCACATTCTCAGTAACACTTGCCGTATCTGGACCACTACTAGACGCTGAACCATCCTAATTTCCATATCTGTTTGTTTTAAGTTGAAAAGGCTAGAAGAAATTCTAGCTTTTTTCATTTTATTTGGTTAGGTTTGGATGGAACTTAAATGGATAGATTATGGAACTGAACAAAACTCAAGAAATTGATCTTTGCGCTGTAATATGGATAAAGGTTAGTGAGTTTGAATCAAAGTATAGAATAAGCCCTAATAATGTTGTTTTGCCTTTGTTTGTAAAGGAACATTTGATTAAAAACTTAAAAGACTTTGGTGATACAATGATAACCCAAAAAGGTTATTTCGTTTTTATGGGTCTAAAAGTTCATTGGACAATGGTTAACACAACTGAATCAATAATAGTATTTGAAACACCATGATTAATCCCAACCTCATAACCTTCACGATCAACGATCAGGAAATCCCGATGATCTTCAATAACTCAAGCCTAAACGCTATGAGTACGGTGTTATTCGGGAACCAATCCAAAGCCTTTGACCTATCGGCACTACTTGAAGAAATCAACCGGATCAATGCTGAAAACTTCATGTTTGCCTGCAAAGTGATTATCTATTCGGGTGTTGTAGGTTATTCCCTCGAATCGGACAGCCCTAAGCCTATGTATTCCTTTTCTGAGGTAGGTAAGCTAGTGGGTAATATGACCGAGCCTGAATTGATCGAATACACGGGAAAGATTTGGGATAAGTTTCTGAATGACTTAGGCGTTAACCTTGAAAAATTACAGGAATTAGAAAGCGAACAGACTGAAAAAAAAAAGTAACTTTTGACGATCTATTCCAGATTTGTGTTGGTGAAGTTGGGGTAAGTCCGATTGACTTTTGGCGAATGACCTACAAAGAAACTGTATTGGCCATACGGGGTTATGAGAATAAGCAAGAGAGGGAATGGCAACGGATTAGGGTTGTAGCTTATCAAGTCTATGCATCTACTCCTACAAAGGATAGTAAGAAGTCGATTAACGCTTATTTGCCACTTCCAAGCGACCGATTAAAAAGACGGTCTAAAGAGGAAATGGATGCGGTGAGAAAGTTCTTTATTGAGAAACAGAGGAAAGAGAATGAGTCTAAACGCCCTAACTAGAAATTAGGGCTTTTTTCTTAACTTAGTGCCATGAGTAATGAACTCCAAATCCGTTTAAGCGGAGACATTTCAGCCCTCCAAGCCGCTTTAACCAAGGCCAAGGCAACTATTAAATCCTTTGAATCGGAAACTGACAAGGAATCCGAGAAAGGAAACGTTGGGTTCAAACGTAAGATCGGCCTAATCGAGCAACTTACCAATAAAGCAAAGAATCTCAGAACGGCACTATCTCAGGCTACTAATGAGACTCAGATAGCCAAATACAATGCTGAACTCGAGCAAACAAGCCAAGAATTAGCCCGACTAAACGCTCTAGGCCGTTCGGTATCAGCTAACCTTGGAAGTACTGCAGGTGGATTTGGTCAGGTTGCCAGACAGGGGACTAATGCTAACGGTGTAGCTCAAGAATTTAACCGAGTTATCCAAGATGCTCCATTTGGCTTGATTGGTATCGGTAACAACTTGCAACAGTTGGCGGGTAACTTTGCCAATGTGAGCAAGCAAGCAGGCGGAACGGGTGCAGCTATAAAGGCCTCATTAGCTTCTATTATTTCTCCGGTCAATCTTGGTTTATTAGCGGTATCAGCTTTAACGGCTGGCTTTACGGCTTATCAGATGGGGGCTTTTGATTTCATTTTTGCTAATGAAGAATCTGATAAATCATTAAAAGATGTAAAATCAAGCGCAGAACTTTACAAAGAAACACTTGATAAATTAATTGATTCTCTTAATGCTGTAAATTCAGCAAGACTAAGTGGAAGCGAAAGCGCATCAAAAGAAATAGCTAATATTGACCTTTTAAGAGGTGTTATCGAAGACGAATCAAATAGTAGGCAAACTAGGTTAGATGCAATAGATAGGCTTCAAAAAGAATACCCAAATATCTTTAAAAACATTGATAGAGAACGGATATTAATTGAAGGTCTTTCTAAAGAATATGGAGTTTTAACTGCTGCAATATTTGAGAGGGCTACCGCTAGCGCAATTGAAGAACAGGCTGGGAAATTAGCAGTTGAAAGAGTTCGGTTATTACAAAAAGAAAACTCAGAAACAACTTTCCAAAACAATTTATTTAAGCAAAGAAATGAATTAGAATTAAAAAGAGCTGAGGCACTAGAAAAAATAAATGCCGCTGAAACTAATCAAAGGGATAGAAACGAGGCTTTAAGAGTTTTTTCTGATTCTCAGGCAGCATTAAAAAAATTAAATGCTGAATTTGAAATTTTAGGAATAGTTACTGGGCAAACAGAAACTGAATTACAAAAAAATAGAGTTTCTACCGATTCATTAAAAGAGGCTTATTCTGGATTGAATCAAGAGTTAATAGGTTTAATTTCAAATAATCAAGAGACTAATAAGGCATTAAAAGACACTTTCAAGGATATTGATTCAAATGTTCTGTTTGCAGACCTGTTCAAAGATTTGCCGAAAAGATTACAAAATGCATTAAAAGGCCTTTCAACAGGCGGTAATTCAATAGTCGATATTCCAATAGATTTTAACATTATTCCTGAAAATGCAGATATTGATGATTCAAAACTAACCGAATTTGTTTTAAGACTTAAGGATTTTAACGATCAAATAAGCGGAATACTTGAAGAAGGTGCTGAAAGAAGTTTAGGAGATTTTGCTTTTGCTATTGGTGATGCTTTAGGAAAAGGAAACAATGTTTTAGAGGCTTCAGGAGCAGCTTTATTGGGGGGGTTAGCATCTATTTTAAATCAATTAGGCCAATTAGCTATTGGTACTGGTATTGCTATTGCAGGTATCAAGAAGGCCTTGCAAACACTTAATCCAGCCGTTGCAATTGGGGCTGGGGTTGCTTTGATTGCTTTAGCTGGCTTTGTTAGCGCAAAAGCAAAGTCTTTAGGTGGATTTGGTTCAGGTGGTGCATCTTCTTTTGGATCAAGCGGGGGTTCTGCTTCTGTAGGTGCGCCCCCTCAGATATTCACCAATGCTAATACGGTAACACCTCCAAGCCCTTTCAGTCCTACTCCAAGCGGTAATATCGACTTTGATCGAGGAACAGGCAGACTAGATGCTAGAATAGATGGCGGGGATATAGTTTTTGTTTACGATAGATATAAGGAACGTCAAAGGGGCGGGGGGTAAAAAAAGCCTAGTTTTCGCTAGGCTTGTAATTTTTCAATTCTTGATCAGTATTTAAGCTGAGTTTGATCATTTTGAGCTTTTTAATTTGCTCGTCCATAATTTTTTCTATCTCTTTCATCTTAGTAAGGAAATACAGTATTATTTACGTGGCCCTTTCTTCTAAATGATGTATTTTTTGCAGACATTGAGAAGTTTTTTTCATGAGTATGAAAACTGACATTAATTTTCACGTCGTGTCCATACATATTTACACACACATAAGTAAATCCAACGTTCCCAAAATGCGTATTTAAAGAATCTAACTTTCTTGTTTTGATAGACAAAACCTTGTAACCTAATTTCTCTAAAATTGACTGTGGTCTTGAGCTGAGAGTTTCCATTTTCATTTCGTTTAATTGTCTTGTAAACCTAACAAATTCCTTTTTAGGAAACAAGCCTGAAAAGAATTATTTTTGACTAATGGCATTACAACCTTTCAATTTCTTCTTTTTCCAGTGTGAGGGAACGATAACCGTCAACGGCTCGCCTCCTTTGTCTCAATACGAAGAGGGTACTAACCTAACTATTCAGGTCACGTTCACCGATGGAAACACGGACGTAGAATGGATTATTAACAACCAATCAGAGGGGACGTCAAATCCATTAGTGGCATTTCCAATGCCCGGTGGAGGGATATACCTTCGAATCTTAGGTTCAGGTGCGCCCGAAGTCACTAATGAGTTCAGGTTCTTTTGGAGGTTCGGAAATGGTATCGGTTCGTTTACCGTCAATGGAGGAACGCCACAGCCTTATTATGAAGCGGGGATTTCATTAGAGATCGAGGCGGTATTAGTTCCCGGGTTTACCTTTGATGATTTCAATATTAATAACGGCTTTTTAGTAGGATTAACGAATCCTTACACATTCACAATGCCTTCGGCTGATGTGGATATTACAGTTAATTCCACCGGAATACCTGTATATGTCGATAACCACGGCCTATATTATTATTCCGAGTTCTGCGACATTACAGGCCAAGCTATCGAGTTGCAAATATTACGGGAAGGATATGAAGGAACCGCCACTAAAAAGCCTTGTTCAAATGTCCGCTATTCATTCGGATCATTCGGGGCCGAAGTCTTAGACGTTCGTGTGCCTAGTTCAATCTCGTTTAGCTTAGTAGGTACACGTGACGAATACTTTGAGCTTTTGGACGGTGGGTATCGGTTCTGGAAGGTTCGATTACTAATCGAGTCAAATCTATTCTGGGAAGGCTACCTATCCAATCAATTTCTAACCGTTAATGAGTTAGACTACGAAGAAAACCAACGGTTTACGGCGGTCGATGGAATGAAGTCTTTAGATGCAATACGGGCTATTGATTCCTATTTTACCCGATTAGCCTCAGGGTTTGAAATGATGCAAGCGATAGTTAGATGTGTTAATCAGACCTTTGATAATGCTAGACCGATTTCAGTAGCCTGTTCGATCTACGAAACGAGATTAGACCGAAATACAGGCTTATTTGAGCAATTATTAGTTCCTGACAATGCAGTATATCAAGACGGTGAACTCCCTACTTTCTTTGACGGTGGATTTGTTGAACTGAATACTTCCCTTTATATCGGGGAAATATTAGACAGGATGCTAAAGCCTTTCCTTTGCCGTTTATTTCTGTGGAAAAATGAGTTTTACATACTTTCAACACCTGAGCTAAATAAACCAAGCTATACTCGTTTCAATTACGACACGTTCGGAGACTTTATTGATTCGGAAGAAATAATCTCAGGCTTGGATATGTCCTGTAAGTTTACGCAAGGGCAACGAACTGGAAAACCTGTTTACACGGAATTTACAACCGTATTGAAACTGGGGGTTCTCGATGTGGCTGCTTCAGGAGGGCTTATCGAATACAGCTTTGGCAATGAAGATTGGATATTACTTGGCCCGACAACCGCATATCCTAACCGATACCAATTAAAGAATTTCAAGTACGTCAATGCAAGGCCATCAAATCAGCCTGACAGTTACCCAACGGGATCAAGTTTGGCCTTAGTTCAATTTGTTTCTCAAGGGTATTGTCAGATTTGGGGGACTACTTCAGTAGATGGAATTGATGATCCTAATGTATCCTACATCGAGATTGACTCATACCGAAACAAAAACCCGATCCAAGTTGCTCAAGGGATAGCCAATACTTTAGCTTTTAGCCTTGAGTTTTTAACGCTTCCAAGGGGGAGTGATGGCGTTCCTGTAAATCAGTTTTGTGGGGTAATGATTCGTATAGGTTCAAGCTATGTCCAATGGGATGGGAATCAAACTTTCACATGGACTACAACTCCAACCATTATGGAGTTTCCGATGCTAAATCTGAATGAATGGAATAAGATTGATATTAAACCGATTGTCATTCCCGAAGATGGGATAGTCACTATCCGACTTTATGAAACTATAAATAACGGCGGAACAGCTGATAGATATACAGTATCTTATCGGAATATGTCCGTTAAGATCGAACAAAACGAGGTCTTTACTAAGCAGGATATTCGAGACAAGTTTATCACTACCGACCGATACAGCAACGTATATCCGGATATTGAGACTTACATTGGAGACGTTGGTACGGATAATTCAAGTTCTGCGATCAAGCTAAATATACCTCAATTCAACTATCCACATTCTATCATTTGGTCTATTGATGGAACGGTAGAATTAAGGCTTTCTGAGGTTATGTTGCAGGAAGTTGCTAACTTGTACGGGCGAAGAAATCCAAGACTGATTGCAACGGTATTGAGAGACGGGGTTAATCCTTTACAGGTAGAACCGTTCCAAAATGTTATTTATGACGGTGCGTATTGGATGGTCTTAGCAATCGACTTGGATTTTCAGCTAAATACTTGGAGAATAGAACTGCATCAGATTGGATTGATTGAATCGTAATTATGGCAAATGTACAAGGCACTTTCTATACAGCAACTACACAAAGAAGAGGGGTTACGCCTGTAAGTCCTCCAAATGCGGTGGATGATCCTATTAATCCTGTATTACCTCCGATTGGATCACATCCTGCCGTAACCATCGGAACCCCTGCTAATGGATTGAGCATTGATCCATCAACTCAGGTTCTTTCAATTGGATTAGCTGATGAAAATAATAATGGAGCTCTTACTTCTGAGGACTGGCAAAAAATCCAAGACCTCGAACCACCAGCCCCTCAAGAAGGATTAGTCACCCGAGGTACCATCACCTTTGATTCCCCGACCTCCGTGGATATTGATGGCTATGAATGGAACTACGAGGGCGTACTTCAGGAGGGAGGTCTGGAAGAAAACAAAACCATCCCAGGCACCCCTACTGAGTTCAACCGAATCGATGCCCTAGTGGGTGACAATGCTGGAAGCTACCACTGGATCGAAGGCACGGAAGATGAAAACCAAGTCTTCGAACCTGCCATCCCTTCAGATCGGAGGATTCTGGAATACATCCTACGCACACCCTCTGGAGACAATACCCTTGAGCCAGTAGAGCCAGACCTGACTATCTATGTCGATAAAATATCTACAGGCACCCAAACCATCCAATCCGACCTCGCTTCCGTCAAGTGGGCGAAAGGCCAAAATGACTATTTGCGCTCCGACCCCAACGGCAAGATACAGGTAGTACGAGGCGACAAAGTAGGCGTACGAACTACCATCCAAGGTTCTGTCGGCTGGGCTAGAGCTATTCGCATCAACTGCAACTTTTCCCAGCAGCTGAATTACGGAATGACCCTAGAGCTGAGCGCCGTGGAGTCCAACGACTACCAGACCGCCAAGCTGACTTTCTATCTCCGGTTCAACGGGTCAGGAGTCCTTCAGGACAGTTCGTTACTGCTTTTCGGCAAGGTCACCCCAGCCCGATATAAGATCGTGAAGATCGATACCGACACCTACGAGCTATGGCTACAGCACTTCACCAGCCTGACCTTATATGTCTGGCGACCGCTATTCTCCTTCGGGGGAATCGGTCGATATACACTGTATAACAATCAGGCGATTACAAGTCTTCCGAGTGGGGATCAGTTGGATTTTGTGGATGCAAACGACCTCAGTGAGATCCTCTCCGACATCAATTACCTCGAAGTAGCCCTACTTGCCCTCGAAGGCGTGGTAGATGATCACGAGGAGCGGATAGACGAACTGGAAACCAGACCCTACCTCATAGATGTCATCGCAGGCACCAATGTCACGATCGACAAAACCGACCCTAAAAATCCCATCATCAACGCAACAGGCGGCGGCGGTGGCGGTGGCACCACAGGACGAACCGAGCTCACGGGCTTTCCCGTCATTCCCTTTGACAAGGAATACTACTACACCCACGAGATGAGCGGCCCAGTGGAGATATCCGTCAACACCACCTTGCCAAGGTCCATTCCAAACAATACGATCCTGTACGTCAAGGCCAATGGCACAGATAAACCAACTTTCAAGACCTCGGACAATTTCTCGATCGTACTGGATGGATGGAACAATACAGCCGGGGAGTGGAATAGAATCCAGCTGGAATGGTCCCCTCAGGGCAATCCTGTGGTCCAGATCATGGACACTTCAGGAGATGCGAATCCCGGCACAGGAGCCACGGTCATCACCCTGACCTTTGATGAAGACGATTCCTTTTCCCACGTCATCACTGGCACGGTATCGCTCTCGGTGGACACCACGGGGGCAGTGGTAGCCAAGCGGGTGATCGGATGGTTTCAAGCGGACGGTACGAACAAACCCATGTGGTCAAGTCCGATCGAGTGCAACTATGATACCTACGTCAACGAGGCAGGAATCTGGAACCGATTCTATCTCGAATGGACACCTGAAAACAAAGTCACACTTCAAATTCAAAATACCTGATGGAAATCACCGAAGAACAATACCTGGAAGCACTCGCACTGATCAACAAGACCGAGGAGGCTAAACAGCTCATTCAGCAGTTTGAAGAGCAGCAGCGTTATGCCGATAATCCTGAGCTAGAAATCATGGAAAAAGGAAAAGTGGAGTTTGTCGAGGGAGAGTCAATCCGCAATTCGCCTTTCCTCTGGCGTGCTACGAAGATCAAATATGTCCATGCCAAGGGCACTATCCTCCGAACGGTGGAGTATGCCAATCCTGGAGAATCTCCTGATTTATTCAAAACCACTTCAGATCAAATCGAATTAATATGAGTCAGTTTAGGCAGACAGGTAACGGGTATGCTTCTCAGTGGGACGGTGACGATTTAAACGCTGGAACAGATCCTACATTACCTAAAAAAAATATTTCTGCATTTGCTTCTTCGACAACAAATGTAATTGTTGTCGGCCCGGGTTATTACAAAGGATCGTGGGTAGGTTCAAGAGTAGTTCAGGCTGATGGTAAAGTGATAGTAGATGGGTTAGGAGGAGTAGCGGGTTCTTTAAATATATTCAGGGGCTGTCACGTGAGAAATTTTTCCGCAATCTCAAATGCTGGAGCGAGTAGTGAGTTTACTGATTCTATAGTGGAATCTGTGACTTTAGCCTCACTACGAGGATTTCACACTAGATCAATCTTTCTGTCCAATATTGCTCTCGAAAACTCTAACTCTAATATTTTTATAGATAACTGCATATTTATCACCCCTCGATTCAATTCAACTACGGATGCTGGGGCAAATATCAGAGCTCTTGGAAGAATTTCCTATGGGTATATAGCCGCTGGTTCTAAAATATTTTTGAGCACAATTACTGTTTTAACAAATAATTTGATTAATGGACTGATTCGAATATCTGGAGTTGATTATGAGGCTAAATTTTTAATTGATGGAAGCCCAAGACCAGATGCAGACCCATTAATAGCGGATATTGCTACTATAAGACCTACGTTTTACACAGATGGAAATTTTGCATGTCTTGAATCAGATATAAAATTTATTGATATTATATCCAGAACAGTCGAGCCAGATTCTATTTTACTCCAAAAGTCAAACGCAAACGGGTTTATCGGAGGAGTAAAAGTCGGCAAGAAAATAGACCTTGACGAGTCGGGATTTACGATCACCAAAACAGGTATTGATGATTCAAACCCAAACTTTTGGAAGATTGCATCCGGAGTCACTTTTGCCAAGATACGAATCACGGGCAAAGTATCTGACTCGCTGATTTCAGGAACAACACTCGATATTAGAATACCATTTAATTTTGATGGGGACAGCTCAGGAAACACGGCGACCAATAACAACGTTCCTGATGCCTGGAATGAACGGACCACACCAGACACCAAAGGGACCAAGCCCAACAGACTGACTTTTGAGGTTAGAACGTCAAAGTTAGCATCCCCGGGAAGAGACGTTTCAGCAGACTGGGATAATGACAACACAAACAGCCCTTCAATTGCGGGGCAGTACTATTTAACAGAATGGGGTCAACCTATGCTTCATCATGTGATTTCTGGAGTATCTTATGGGAATGCCGATGCTAATGCCATCAATGCGGCCACCAAGCTCCCATTTAATTTCCGGTCAATAGACGTAATTATCACCATTACCAATACCCGAGAGATATGAGTTTGCCCAGCGGATTTGAAGGCATAATCCTATCAGGCGAGCAGGCACCCGTCACCAATCTGCCTCAGGCATTTCGAGGCGTGGTGCTCAGCTTCTCCGGAGACACTATCTTTGTGAATGTCAAAAATGGTCTGGGAAAACCAATTGCCGGGATGGAAGTATCCACACCCTTCTCAGGCTCGACCCTGACCGGGTTCACCGATGCCTCCGGAAATGTCCAGATCCTCTGCGATGCCACCGGCACCATCACTTTCCGCAAGGACAAGACCTTCCGCACCCGCTCCTACGACCGCTCCACCGAGGGTGCGATTGTGAATTATGTGTATAACATCCCGCTCATGGAGTAAAGCTCACCGCAGAGTCTCAGAGAACGCAGAGAGACCTTTGAGGTTTTGCAATCCTCGAAGGTCTCATTATATTAGTCGTATGAAAAAAGCCCATATCCTCACTAACAAATCCATCCGCACAAAAAATGTAGAGCTGACCACCGAAGGGGCTTTCCGTCTTCAGCCCGGCAAATCTGAGGGTACAATCTACCTCGGAGGTCATGCTTTTCCCTACACCTACCAGACTAACCAGTTCGAATCCTTAGAGCCATTCGGCCTTCACACCGACTTTCCCGGTATTCCCCGTGACATTTTTGCAAACCCTGACGGCACCTTTCGCCTTGAGCCCAGCGATGAAGAGCTTAGAAACCTAAAGCCTATCATTGTTCCAGACACCCCCATCAAAGGTGAAGGAATCATTCGTTACCATCCCGACGGACGGGTGACTCATACAAAAATCCGTAATTGACCTTTAGAACTAAACTGGTATGATAGGCGACATCGAGTTTTTTGTAATCCTATTGGAAATCCCTGCAAAGTATGCTAATCCTATTCTGCAATTCTTAGCCGAAAATGAGGAGAAATCAGAACCGGAGAAAAAGACAAAGGATAAGTAAACAATATTCGGCACGGCTACTAAACTTTTTTTAGTAGCCTTATTTTTTGTAAATTTACAATAATTAAGATTTATGCAGGAATAATCCTAATATTTGAATAAATTAAATGGAAGCAACTCAACCTCTTTTAGACATACTTCTCAATCAAAGCCCGATAGTTGTCGGAATGGGTTTTGTGATATATACCCTTTGGAAGTCCTATCAAAAGGAAAAGGATCAAAAGGAAGTTTTAGCCGATAAGGTCATTACTAATAACATAATTATCCAAGAGCAGATGAAGGACATGATTGAGTTGCAAAAGAAAGTTGTTGACACCTTAGACCAAATGAAAAATGGAAAGTCTCATTAATATGATATTCCCGAAATCAAAATCGTCTCAGGCTATTTATGATTTAGCAATGAACTCAACAAAGGCTACGGCCTCTCTTTTTAAGCTATACAAAGAAGGGGGATCTGACATACCAACCGATGAGAATCTATTCGTGAAAATATTCCCTCACGATCCTGCAAGCCCTGCAATCTATTGGGTCGATGATTCTCAATATATAATCAGATACCCTCCAAACTCAAAGCCTTATTCTCATTCATTTGAGGACAAATGCAAGTTTATTGAATGTTTGTCCGGTAAATTGTTCGATGCTAATTCTGATTTTAAAATGTTCAAGGGAGATAAATTAAAGGTTTATCCAAAAGATAATTACGCCCCATATACTGAAAATGAAGCCTGTTATCTACGGGTTTGTGTCGGTTCTTGCGATTCACTATTTGACCATATTTGCGGATGAAACTAACAACTAATTTTAACCTCCCTGAATTCGCTTCCAAGGATGGATCCGCATTTCCTGAATCTGTAAAAGAATCTTTAGCTGAATTAGCGGAAAACCTTGAGATATTAAGAGCACACTTTGGCAAACCTATCACCATTACGTCCGGTTATCGTTCACCTGCTCATAATTTACGGATTGGTGGAGCTTCTGAGTCATTCCACACCAGAGGGATGGCGGCCGATATAAAAGTCAAAGAAGTTGCTCCAAAGATAGTTTACAATGCAATAGAATTGCTGATTAAGTCAGGTAAGATGAAAGAGGGGGGACTTGGCCTTTATAATAGTTGGGTACATTACGATATTAGAGGAAAAAAAATAAGATGGGATTACACAAACAAATCATAAAAACCATGAAAAAACTATTTGAAAAAATCAAACTAGCCTTATCAAAGGCTTTCGGGGCATTCCTTGGAATACTGATTAAGAACGCAGATGCAGCCGTAAAGGTGGTTGACATCGTAAAGACTATCATTGAAAACCCTGCCATTGATTGGGTTGTAGCCTTGACTCCTACAAAGAAAGATGATGAGCTATTGAAAAAAGCAAAAGAAATCACTCCAAAGATCATGGCACAGGTTGCATTCTACATGGGTATTGTTGATGCTATCACATTGGAACAAGACCCAGAGAAAGCAGCTTCAATCGTATTCAATCTCATTTCCGATAAAATACCAAATGAAGGGCGGGGAATATTCTATCGAGAACTATCGGCTGAAATCGGAAAGGCGCTAAGTGACGGAGAAATAGATAATGCTGAAATCGGGGCTATCGTTCAATTGGTAAGGAAGAAAATCCTATCGTGAAGTTCCCTTTCTCAGGATCGTTTTTCAACCGTTCTAAGCGAGTCAAACATGAAATCAGTATAAGACTTCCTATTTGGTTTTTAAAGCGCCTTATTCAAAAGAAAAGCCTCTAAATAAGAGGCTTTTTCATTGGCTAACTTTACAACCTTTCATCTACTTCTAATTCTCGAATTGTAATTTGATTATAAGCTATAGTTTTTGGAAGGTTATTTTTAACCGGAACTTTATCTCCTGACTTAGCGCAAATTTCCTCAATTCTTTCTTCTTTGATTAGCCTTCTAAATGAATAATAGGCTTTAAATCCTGATGGTTTTTCAATTAAGAACATCATTGGTAAATGATTCTAGCTGCCTCCCTCAATTTATTCAACCGCACCGATATGACTGTAATTCCGTCCACTGGTAATTTAGCCTCTTCCAAGCTCTCAACCTGTCTAAATGCAAGCGGGCCTATTTCAGGAATCTGGATCAGCTTAATCAGTGGGTTTTTAGGATCGTTGCCTTTAGCTTGGTCTGATAGCCTGTCATAACCCATCGATACAAATTGATGCTGCCTGTCATGAATTTGTAATTCTACCGCTCCGTCACCTTCTTCTCCTTCATAAATGAAATAGAATACAGGGCTAGCGGTCTTAACTGTTTCGCCTAGCTTTTTACTTTGAGCATTTGCATCATTAGTCATCAGGCTAAGAGTCAAAATTAGGAATGCAAAAGACAATAGATAGATTAGCTTTCTCATTTTATTATTGATTTTCTAACTCTGTTTTCTTTTCTAACTAATCGGGCTGACTGGTTATTATTGCCTCGAATAGATTTAGACTGCTTTACCGCCACTTTAACAGCTCTTATTCTAATTTTAGGCTGTGACTTTCTCCAAGATTCAAAAGACCTTTCTTTTTGAAGTTTGTTGTGATACCTCAAATGAGGCGTTTGTGCGTTAGCATCTGGCCCGAACAATATGACCAATAGCAAGATTCCGATAATCACTAAGACTATTCTAAAGAATCTCTTTTCAATTTTTCCCATTTCCCTTGGTTTCATTTTTGATGTAGTTTTTTATAAGTATTAGTTTGTTTTGATACCTTTTAGTTTTCAATACCTTTTCCAGTTGCGGAGTGGTATTACCTGTAAGCATGAAGTTTAGGAAATCTGAGGCTACCCCCACATAATCTTCAAGTATTTGGCAACATTTCATTGATGGATGTTCACAAGCGAAGTGAACTTTGACCGCTTTTGTAATTAGTTCTTGATTCATTTATCTGTTAGTTTAAGTTCTTCACCTGTCAGGGCAAAATATAGGTTTTGAAGATGGTGGACGTATTGGATTTTGAAATAACCGTTTCTGTAGAAAGGATAATCCTCGTAGGAATAATCCATCATATTTTTGAGCCAAACAATATCAAACATCCAATCTTTTGTTACTGGGTTGGTTCCGATATAAAAACTATCACAGACTGATCCTTCCCTCTTATAAAACCCAAACCTCACCAACCATTCTTCGGTAAGGGGGATTGGTTCAAATGATTCGTAAAACTCAGCATTTATAGTTCCTTCAACCCAAAAGAAATTATCCCAAGGATCATACCCGATAAAATTGACAATATCCTTTACGTTTTCACTTTTTTGATCTACTTCATCTTCGATATTCTCATAAATACCATAAATCAAATTCCCAATCCTTAGTTCGCTTGCTTTCATATCTCTGTTTGTTTAAGTTCTTCTCTGTACTGGTCTAAATCCATATTGACGGCCTGCTAATCTAAAGGCTAATCTGCACCTACAATTGATCGCTTGACCGATTACAGCACCTTGAGTAAGATCACCGGGATATGCCATCAAATAACCTCCTACAATGAAATTATCTTTAATCCCAATCCAATTTGTGTTATCCATTACAAAATGTGCGTCTCTCGTCCGATCATCCCTAATCGGGTTCCACGACTTCTGCCAATTCAGCTTACTGCTTTCCAAGGCTAGAATCTGAGCCTTTGACATTGCATTAGTCGCCTCAGTCCTTGCGATTGTATTAGCCCGTAATTCCCTAGCCCTTGCATCGGCACGAAGTATCCTAGCAAGTTCCTTATTGGTCAATCCATCGTTTCGGCCTCGCTCGATAAACTCCGTTACCCGTTTGATAGTGGTTCCCATTACTTCCGTAACACGTTGGATAATGTAGGTATTCAAGAACCCTGTCATTAATCGATTCCAAAAAGGCTTCATTTCCGAAATCTTATCCGGAGAATATATCGAGGCGACTTCATCGAATACGTCCTTAGTCTTAATTTCCTGACCTGTCAAAGGTGCTACCAATTCATTCCAGATTAGAACGCCTTCGCTTGCCATGATACTTAGATACAATCGAGTGTAGACCCTTTGCATCGGTTCTGAGTCGATTTGATCTAGTGGTAAGCCATATTCAAGGTTACGAGCGATTTGGTAATAATTCTGTTTGAGAACCCGTTGGAAAGCTAATGAGAACCTTCGCTCATATTGCCCGTGGCGTTGTAGGTGCAGTTGGTCTTGGTAGGTCATTGATCTAATTCGCTTATACCTTTTTTACTAATCCAAATCTTCATACAGGTTTTACAAGCCCCGTTTATAGTGATTTCTTGAGGTTCAATGTCAGATAATTTTACACGTTCTGTGGGTTCATTACCTTCGGTTGCTATAATCTTACCGCAAAGACTAATGTTTCCCTCAATCTTTTCTAAATCTGTAAAAGGATGTGGAAATTCCTTTGACACAAAGCAATGAGACTTTAATAATGATTTTTCATCAATACTAACAAATCTATGCCATACGAATTTAAAATTGTGTTTCATTGCTTAGGCGGTTCAGGTAGTGGCATCCAGTGGGTTGGAAAGTAAAGCACTCTATTAGCCTCATTAGCATCTTGGAATTTACCATTTATAAATATCATTCCAGAAATGACTTCACCCGTGTTAATATCAGAAATAATAACTTCTGAAAGATTTTCAGGCAGCCTATCCTTAACACTTATCCAATTACTTTCCATCGTATATCCTTTCAACTATCTCAAAACCTGCCAAAACAACCAAAATACTAAGTCCTAACCCAATCGGATAAGACCAAAATGAGTTAAAGTAAATCGCAAACTGTAATAGCCCTGCGATAATCCCTGAGCCTATGAGAAATAAGCATAGGATTGTGAGTATTTTTTCTAGGAGTGGGGTCATATTTCGATTTTTTTAAGAATTTCCCATCCATTAAAGAATCCGATAGTGCCGTTTGGAGCATCATCATTTTCATCAAAAACAAAATAACTGTGTTCTTCATCACAAGTAAATATTGGCCTTGGCCTATCTTCAAAATGAAATATACTGTGAAATTTTAGTTTTTTGCCAGATGGAGTGGTCCATTCACTACCATCTTCAAATTCTTCAATTTTATTTAATTTCATTATCTCTTTGTTTTAAGTCTCTCCAAACCTAAACAAATCCACTATATGAAGCAAGAAAAATCTTACTTATTTTCGAGTAGCTTCTTAATATTCTGAAAAGTCTTTTCAAATTCGGTTCGGGCATTGCGGAATAAAAATGATCGCATCGGTAAATTCACCTGCTTAACGCCTGCACCTTTGAACTGGCTTGCATACTGAACTAAGCCAAATTCCTGTAAAAATGATTGATTAACGAATGTTCCCGTTCCAAACTCGATATACGGGGCGTAATTAACCCCGTTAATACCACCAACTTTTACGGCCCATGATAGTCTATTGGGATTTCCAACGGCTCGAATAGTTCCTTTTAAATCTCCCGTCTTAACCGGAACGTCCTGCTTAGCCTTATCCTCAGTCCTATCAGCCCAATCTTTCACTTCTTCAGCTACCAACTTCTTAAGATCCTCAGAATATTTGTCCAAGCCTGAAAGGACTAGATTAACTCCTGAGACTTTAACTTTGACTGACATATTGAATCGCGTTATAACATTCTTGCTCCCAATCTGAATTACCGAATACAGGTATTGCTTTTACATCAGTATGTATTTCGATTTCATGTAATTCAATCCAATCGTCATCAAGATGGAAAATGAAGTCTGAAAACTGCCTAAAATAGTCTTTTTTCAATCCTCCATTAGTAAAAATGATTCTGTCTTGAGGTATTCCCAAAGATTCAGCTACCTTAAAAAGTTCGATATTATACGATTCATGAACTCCCTTGTTAGCCCTACTCGTAACTATCCAAACATTCAACCCCTGATCAATGCAGTATCTAGCAAAGTCCTGTACCGTTTTTTTGGTTAGAGTACCATCGAAGTCAAATGATATATTAAGAACTTGCTGCATTTCTACCCGTCGTTTCTATTTCAGAAAAACACATCACCTCAATCCATCTTCTGTAAGCATCGACCTTAAATGAAAGGTTCGTAAATCTAAACCCTCTCCATTCAATAAAGTCTCCGTTCAAAATCTCAATCTCTGGATTATACCTAAGCTTAACCTTTAGAAACTGAGTTATATTCTGCTGTTGTGCGATTATATCCGTACTTGATCGAACCTCATTAACTTGAGCTGCTTTAGGCTGGTAATAGATCGTCTCCACATTGACCATATCGCCCGTGTTTGGATCCTGAGTTTGACTAACCCGAATGAATGATATTTTTTCTCGTGGGTGGGTCATTTCTTTTTAAGCTTTTTTTTCAGCTTTTTAACCTTTTTTTTAAGTTTAATGCAATACTTATACAGATCAATAAGTTGTTGCCTTTCTTCTTTTAAAGCAAGTCTTTTTGGACTAGAAAATTCAAATAATCTAATCACGGAAATACCACCCTCCTATATGGGTTCAGAATCATTTTTACAATGTCAGGCATAGGCCCTGAACTGCCTCGATTCTCATAATAGTCAAAGGCTCGCTTGTAAATAGCCGTTTTAATCGAATCATTCACTAGGCTTGCATTGGTCACATATTCAACCGTAACATTTTCACCGCCTTCAATCAGAATATCACCAAATAGGGTAAACCCGCTTGTCGATACCGTTTCAACTGGGCCCCAAGGTAATCGGTAATCCTTTGGCAATCTCTGAGCAAGTAGGGTAATGGTTCTAATTCCAAGGCTCTTTTGTAGGTAATTCTCTACGTTAATCCTTGCCGCTTTAAGATACAATTCTAACAGATTATCGTCCGTATCTGCATCGATATAAGCGTGATCTTTGAACTCTTCGACTGTTACGGGTTCAACATACTCAGATTCATCGGTAAATGAATACTGAAGTCCTTTGAGAACCGGATAGGTGTCGTACCTCGGAAGTCCCCACTCGTAAAGCTGATCTATGTTTTTATCGAAGTCCATGCACTAAAGGTACTTAAAAAGGACAATCATTCAAACTACTGATTAATACCTCTGGATTTGGGTTCAGATAAATTTTATCAGCTAATTGATTTTCGCTCCAAAATTTACCGTGAATTAGCCATCTGTTATGAGGCTGTTTTTTGACCTTCAATAATCCGTAATGGTTACGCCCTGATTTGTGGGGAAAACGATATAACTCTTTATCAGATCCAAAGCAATAATCTGGAAATCCTTTGATTAACCACTTTGAAATTATATCAAAATTATCTTGCTTCATTTGATTTAAATAGCGTTTTGATAGATGGAATTGCGCAAATAAATGAGTTACCTGCCATTTGGATAAACAGCACGGTAAAACTCATGGTTTTCAGACTCGACAAAAATCATAAATGCATCATTCTTTAACCCCATATCATCAATTTCATTGACCATACGACAAAAAGAATTTGCTTTTTGATTCAATTCTTT